TATTATAACTATCCACCAAGGTTGTATCTACCTTGGGATTTTGCCTGTCCTAGGCAATATCAGTTTCCAAAGAAGTCTTAGACAATAACGAAATCAACATAGTGACCGGTTTTCCTATCAAGTTTCTGATAGGCGTCAATCACTCGTTCATATTTCTCATCAATGTTTAGAGCTACTGCAGTACGTGTTGATGGTTCCACTACACGTAAAGGCTCCTTCTTCTGAGGAGGTCTTACGTTCTCTGAGTTCGGGAACGTGTTTGGATTGAAAGGCATATTTTTAGAATTGCCTTCCACTGACTTATCGCCTTCATTCATTGGCATAGCACTGTTGCCTTGAAGCATTTGTTGTTGCTGATGAATGTTGGTTATCATATAGGCTTTCCTAGCTGAGACATAAAATCAGCGAATCCTACACCATTTGCTACAAGACATGCTTTACTCAAAGCTTTATTTACAACAATAATGGTCCAAGATTGTTTTTCCTGATTTACCCACAATGATTGAAAGATATCTGGTGTAATCTCTCCCATCCATATTAGTGTTTCGTTATGCGTGTCCTTGACAATACTAAGTACTTTATCCGCATCATCACACGTCAAAGTATTTTGCATAAAGAATGGTTCGGCGTAAGCTTTACTCGCAAACGATAGGGTCAGGCATAATACTAATACCTTACATAAGTTCGAAATGTGGTCCATCAATGAAAGGCCTCCGTCCCTGTGAACGACGAAGATCGATGTATGCGTTCATTGCGTCTTCGGCGGTACCTTCATATGTACGGATATCTCCTTCTGACCAAGCTGCTCCCCACTTAACAGCAACATCAAGTTCTTTGGCTGCTTGTGCAAATGCATCGCAGATATCATCATAAACATTAATCTCCCAGACAACATCTGAGCCATCATATGCTACTACATCGACTGCGTGTGAGTATCCGCTGTCCTGAACAAGATGCTTTGATTTCATGGTTTGTGAACGTCCGCTCGCTACGAGTCGCTCTTGTTCCTCGACGGAACGTACACCATAGGTTACACCGAAGTCAACCTTGGTTAGTTCAATTGCACGCTCAACGACTGCAACCATATCAGGATGTACTCCCTCAAGTTTTCCGCGTGAACGATTAGATAGTTTGAATGCCATTATATTAGTTCCCTTTTGGTTCCACCCATCGGCAAGATGGATATTGGTTTACGATTAAAATCCCGCTTAACATAGCAGGAAGTAGTTTCAGTCTCAACGTGGATAGGTTTGAATCCATGGAAGTGCATAGGAATTAGATCTGCATCATCAAGTATATTTTTAGCAGTATCATATATGTCCGTATTATCCAGGATGATCATTCCACCATCGTTCAGATGCTCAATAGCGTGTGATGCACAATCCGCCCTGTGTTCTCCATCGACCACAATAACATCGTACATTCCGCTACATGCATTAATATATTTATTCTTATCAGTTTCTAGGGTAAGCTTTGCGTTAGGCAACGAACTGCTAATACTTTTGAACCATTCCTCGTTATGCTCAACTCCACTGACTACACTTTTCGCAGTCTCATTCCACCAAACTGTGCTAAAACCTGCACCAAACTCAAACACTGATGCGTCCGACCAATCGATGGATCTTAGGTACTCGTAACAAGGATAAGTGTACATAGGAATGACTCTTCCTTCCTCAGTACATGGTACGTTACCTCGAGATGACTTTAAGAAACCATATTCGGTTCTTAACTTATTAACCAAAAATGACAAGTGTAGTTCTTCTATGGGAAGAACGGTTCCATTCACATTAACGCCCATTGTTACTCCATGATTTTACGAAGACGGTCCTCAAACTCCTCGACCTTTGCCGTTCTGTTTGGCCAATAAATGTAGTCCTTTTCAGGATTGGCCTTAAGGTTACTCAACAAAGGGAGGATTGAGTTATAAAGTTTGTTTAGTTTATCTTCAGTATTGTTAGCTTTGTCTGCTGTCTTTTGGACAGCCTCAAGCTCATGTTCATCTACAGCAGTAAAACCAAAGTCAAATATATCATCAGTAGCCATAAGTTTGTTCTCTCTTCTTAAGATACTTCTGCCACCTTTTGATGGCTCGCTTTTTATTTATTTGCCTTTGCTCTGATGGTTTAGTGTAATATTGTCTGCGCTTACACTCCTGGATTATTCCAGCTCGCTTTACCTTGTTCTTGAAAACCCTCAAGGCTTGGTTTACATCACCATCCCTAACTATTACTTGTAGTCCCTTGGATGGCTTTTCAAAATTACGTCTTGGACGTCTTTCATTTCTTCGATACATATCGCTCCTTCTAATTGGCGCGCCTGATATGATTCGAACATATGACCTTCGGTTTCGTAGACCGACGCTCTATCCAGCTGAGCTACAGGCGCTGGTTAAAATTGGCAGGAGTGCAGGGAGTCGAACCCCAGCTTTTGGATTTGGAATCCAACGTGCTTCCATAACACCTCACTCCTATTGGTCTCGGTGGAAGGATTTGAACCTCCGACATCTACGTCCCAAACGTAGCGGTCTACCAGACTGACCTACACCGAGTTAAGTTAAGTCCAATTGAAATTGATAACACAACGAAACTTTTTATTCGTATGGGTTGTTCCAGCATGTGTTATTCGGCCATCAAATATTACTAACCGATTCTCAATTGACTCAATTTCTTCGTTAGCCTCAAAGACTGTTTTACCATCGTTGTTGTTTAGGTAAAAGATAGCGGTTTTGTAAGGCATATCATTGCCACAGTCGTTATGCATATCAAATGCGTGTATCTTACTTGTTGGCATCGTAAGATTAGCCTTTACCCTAAGATACTTATTTGGCATAAAGAAATCGTTGAATGGTTTAAGCAGATGAGTATGTTCACTTTCGGCTTTGCCATTATAATAAAAACTATGACTCATCTGTTGGTTCCAAGTCTCGCTGTGACCAAGTGTTGTAGTCTTGGTTGGTGAGTAGAACCAAGGTAGTTGCATAACTCCACCCGCAAATTTAATGAAGGTATCCTTATCCAAAAAATTATCAATTATGTCCATCGTAGTCTTTCAAGTATGAATGGAACTCGTCCTTTGAGATAATGTAAAAGTAAGACTGAGTCCAATCGGTTTCCTGCGTTATTTTTGTTATCCTATGGCTACCGTCAACCATCCTATATCTTTTTCCAAAAGGATTAGTTACACCGTCAGCAATTATTCCTGGGCAATGTATGTCAGCTCGTTTGTATCGTAGGCCGTATCCTCCATGTATTTTCATATCGGGATCGTCCATGTACTTCCATGCGATATCAATATGCGGGACCAATACTGGTTCTCTTGAGTTGATCAATGGAAGGAGATCCTCAAGATCAATGTATTGGTCCCGCTCACTAACGGACCACTTAGTTCTACAACTATGAGTTCCCGTTAACATTGTAAAAAGTATATAAGCATGTAAGTTCCTCACCAGCACCAATGTCTCTTGTGGCTGTAATAAAGTATCTGCTGTCTCGACGAACCTTCTCAATGTTTGGTTCAGTCGAATGGTTATAAAAGGCACCGAGTGGCGTTCGGCAAAGTTGTTCACCCCAGTAGAAATGAGACATTCCGATCTCAGTGCCATTTTTTATTTCTTCAATAGCAAATAATCCTAGACCCTCAATATCTGAGTTACGAATAGTTACGCAGCTAGGAAGAGGTCTATACATTAGAAATACTTCTCAAGCATTGATAGTTGATCATCGTATACTGCGATTTCAGCAAGTTCTTTTTCTATTGAGTCGACCACGTCTGGATGTTCAGCAATTCCTTGTGCTCGCTCAAGATAGATCTCAACGTTAGCCACATGCTTTTGAATGTGACCATGCGCGTGAGCCTTCAGGGCTTTAATTAAATGTTCTCTCATTTTTACCTCTTAATCCAAAGTTCTATTGATTTTAATACGAGCGGTCTGACCGACATCGTATTGGCGTTTGCTATAGAACGTCAAGTTTTCTTCACCTACCCTTACGGTAACAGTGTTTGATACAAATACGTCCTTGATTGATGTTTCGTACTGAACACTACACTGCTCAACATTTTGGTAACCGATAATCTTTTGATTGCCTTTACCGCCAATGATAGCTCCGGTTAGTGCTCCTACTCCAGTGGCAACTTCCTTGCCAGATCCTTTCCCAACTTGGTTACCAAGGATACCTCCGATGATACCACCAAGGATGGCACCGTCTTGGTTCATGTTTCCTTGACCATAGATTGGTACTTGGTTTACCTCACAAGCACGATACGGCGTTTGGACTCGCTGCTGTGTATAGGTAGGGTCTACGTCTACGACCGTACCTGTGAGGTAAACTGTATCAGCATGTGCAGGTGCACAGCCAATAACGAATGCGGCGACTAGCCCCGCTTTAACTAGTGATGTATTCATAAATATGTTTCCACTTCCAGTATCTTGGGATCTCTCCCTCATAGTTAGCGTTATGATCGTGAGCAACTAGGATTGAGTCAAGACCATGAAGAAGACCTTCCTCAGCGTTTTCGACTTTATCCTCTACCCAGTAACACTCGGTATCAGCATACTTACGTAATGCATCTTCCTTGTCTGCTCCGCAATCCAAACAGATTACTTCGTCAAAGACAGTTTCACCAAAGAGCATTTCTAGGTTACGCTTACGAAGCTTACCTGCATACTTGTCTAGGCTTAGACTCGTAATGCAGTGGAACACAAACCCGTGTTCCTTATGCAGCTTCTTGATGTAGTATACCGCATCTCTTAGAGGAGGTAAGAAACCAATCGCAGCAGATTCGTTAAAGTCACGAACCAGTGATTTGGTAACATGTCTTGGTATACCATACCTTTTTGCTACATCGTAATGATGTTCATCGGTAAGCTCGTAACCACGAGCCTCCATCCAACAGTCGAAGGAGTAGGCCCAATCGACCAAGACTCCATCACAATCAACTAAAATTAATTTATCTTTTTTATACATGTTCATAATATCCCCGTCCAACGAACGCGTTCCATGCAATTATCCTCGAAGATGTTTCCACGAGTGAAGTTAGTTGCAGGACCGTTCCAACCAGCAGACATAAGTAAGTCTCCGGTCTTAAAACCTTTCTTTGAGTTGTCTTTACGACAGATGAAACCAGCGCAAGATCGGCTCTGGTTGTAACCGCAGATTTGTACGATACGATCGTAGTTGCGACCTGACTCAATTACGTAAGTTGGTAACGGCATATCTTTACCGCTTGACCACCGAGAGTAGTCCTTGACCATGTAATCTAGCACATTTTGTACTGCATTTTCGTAGTTCATAATATATTCTCCTTCCATTTGATAGTACTATTATACACTATATCGAAGGAGATGTAAATAGCAAATATGAAAAAAGTTCATTTTTTTTCATATTTTTTCACATTTTTTTCACTGCTTTGCCTATGGTATTACCTGCAAAACAGCCAACACACGCTGCGACAAACACTGGAAGTGCGTTTTTAATGTCCCATTTCTTGACGGTTTCGTCGAAAAAAACTACTGTAAGTAACATGATAAAAAATGCTGTAAACATAGCCATCAGCGAAAATGCTATGGATCTACCTGTCTTGGCTATGATATTCTTTAGGTTCATTTTAATACCCTATTGTGCAGTTTTTCGTATAGCTTGTTTGCACGTTCAAGCTTATCGACTTTATCCTCTAACTCTTTGATGTAGTCAATCACAACGCCCTTTTCACAAAGAGTCTCACAACAAATTCCAATCTGTTGATGAGCCCTAACGGCCAAAGATTTTTCTCTTCTTGTACTCATCAATGGTCTCCAATAATTTAGCGTCCCAGTTGTCCCTATGTTCGATAAAGACCTGAGAGTCCTCGTTGTCAACGGATATGATTGTCACTAGTTGAGTGATTGGCATACCAGTTCTTTCTTCCCACATAATTGCATATGCGGACTCCTGAATGAAGTAGTTCTCAATCCAAGATTTCTTTTTGGTTTTGCGCGAAGTCTTAAAGTCAATGATTGAAGGTTTACCATCAAACTCAGCTACACAATCCACCCTGCCAGCGATCTTAAGGTAATCAGAGTAGAGTGGACACTCCTGAGCATAGATCGTCCCGACCCTTTCGTCTAGGATCTGTTTAACGTCCATGAAGTCGGATATAATGTTTGGCATATATCCTTCCTTGAACTGTGGATCATTATCAAGATACTTCTCAATGATCTCATGTACAGCAGTACCTCGAGTTGCCGCTCGGTGCGATATCTTATTCGCTTCCTCTGCGCCAACTCTGGCTCTCCACTTCTGAATTGCTTCCTCTGATAGGATTGACAATACCGTCGTTACTGACGGATACTGCTTACCCGTTGGCGTTTGATACTTACGCCCGCTGGAGGTTGTTTTCGCTTCTAGGTCTTCGTACCCTAGGTCTATTTGTTCGTGTATAAACATATTCTTCATCATCTATAAATTTCTTTGCTACGAAAGCGTTTTTGGACATTCTTTTGTGTTTGTTTGCATTCTTATTACGAGGATCAAATCTCTTGAACTTCGCCATGACACTTACTCTCTTATTTTCAGCATTTCCTTGGTCATAATGTAGTCCCGAACAAAGTCAGAACGTACAATGTCTTCCCAGCCAAATTCAAATACGGAAAACTTCCGTAGTTGTTCGACAATAGTTAAAAACTTCAATATGCCATTTTTATCACCTTCTTTGTTAAAATCAGATTGATAGTAGTCACCACACATGATAAACTTACAGTTACGACCAACACGAGTTATCACTGAGTCCAACTCATGAAAGGTCAAGTTCTGCATTTCATCAACGATGATGATTGCGTCGTTAATCGTAAGTCCACGAATAAACGAGGTGGAGATAAACCCTACGGTTCCCGCCGTTTTGAGTTTTGTCCACGCGTCAGGTTCGTTAAATAGTTCCGTGCATATTGCGCGGTATGGACCAGTGTATGCATCCTTCTTTTCTTCCTCATCTCCAGGAAGGAATCCGATGTCTCTCGTTGGAACGATCGATCTAACGATGACGACCTTGTCCTGTGAGCAATCTCTGTCGAGTGCATCTTCAAGAGCCAAGGACATAGCCAAGAATGTTTTGCCAGTTCCTGCAGATCCTGCAAGGACGAGATTGTTTCCTGCTTCATACTCATCGATTACATCTTTCTGTATTTTAGTTAAAGGCTCAAACTCAACCATATCGTCAAGTCTAACTTTAAGAGAACCGGCACTCTTTTTCACTGTTCAGTAATCCTTAATGTTATTTACTTTATATGTATCCTTGATCTTTGACATGGTTTCTCTGAAACCGTCATCGACCTTGAGATTAGTTCCACGCTCTGAAACTATCCTAGGAGCTGTTATAACTGTTTTGAAATGTGGGTTCTTCTTAAGAATCTCTTGAAGGCTATCCCATGACGTTAGTATCTCAAACTCTGAGTCGTCATCAGTGTTTCTCACCGTGTACGTAGGCATCTATGTCTTTCCTCAATTGATCTGCTCGTTTTCGCAAGTCAGAGACAATGGCGTCTTGACTCCATCCTTTATATGGATAAGCAGTATTATTATCTATACGTAACTTTTCATCTTCTTCACGACTGCGACGTTTCATGTAGTCGTAATAGCTTTCACGATTGACTGCATCACAGTCTGGATAACCTGTCTTTACAGGCGACGTTAAATCGTCTTGCGAAACTTTCCGCATCGTCTTTCTCCTCAAACAAATAGGTATCCTCATAGACGTTAGTATACTGTTGTACATCCCACTGCTGCTTAAGCATTTGAGATTTACACCAGTCCTTTGCTTCACTACGATAGTCGCTATGGAGCTTTATGATATGAGCATTCCAAGACCATCGCTTTTTATACTCAAAGATGTCAATAGGTAACATCACGCCGCAAACCACTCCGGTACATCACGTTTAGTCCAAGCCATTTTGAACCTAGACTGCTTTGTCTTATAGTACATACGGTAGGACTTGACTGGATCCTCAGGGAACATACACTCAGGATTGGATTTCATTGCCAACTTGAAAGGAGTACGCTCAATGTTAGGAATATGGAACGGAGGTGCCATCAGTACTTTACGCAACTTAGTGTCAGTCATATGTACTTTACCATAACGATGCGTGAACTCGTCGCAAAGGGCGATGAAATGTTTGTAGTGCCATATATAGTTGTATAGACTTTCACGAGTCCAGACGGTACAAGGATGGTTAAAATGAACTGCCTTGTACAGTTGCTGCTCACGAAGGTCAGTTAACTTATATCGTTTGACCCTACGATTGTTCTTGCTTAGCTCATAGTACATAGTACCATCAAGCATGCGATGAGTTGTTGACAGCATTTGAGCTGACTCAATAACCATCTTATTGATATGCTTGTCACACTGCTCTCGTGCAGCTATGACAGGATCCTCATTTAGTATGAATAAGTTCATTCATCACTCCTACATCATATAATACAATATCTGGGTTATTCCACCTAGCAGCTTCTTTAGCCGCCTCTTCTTTGGATCCAAAGATCCTAACGTCATCGGTTGATTTCCAATTACCACCACGGCCCTTGACGAATTGCCAATCGCCTTCATCGATTTCGATCATTACGGCGTATGTTGGAAAAAGCTCTAGTTGTCGCATATATTACCCTCCTCTGTAGCATTCATAATTACTATTATACCACAAAAGAAGGGTAATGTAAATAGTTATTTTAAGTAATTTATGCTGCAAGTAACTCCTGTTCTATATCGTTGATTCGGCTGTTCAAGTAATCGTACTTAACTCTTAATTTATGCAGAATATGATAATTACCACGTTTCTCCATTCTGTACATATAATGTTTAAGCTCCTTTGAGTCTCGCTTCAATCTTTCTATTTGAGATCCATACATTTCGTCATCTCTCCGTTTGTTAGTGATTGGTCGTTGCCGAGATATAGTTAGGTTCCTCCGTTGTGTGATAGCTCCAAAAAGTGAAAAAGCCCTAGGACCGTAGAACGATCTTAGAGCTTTCAGTTGAATGATAATGTTTTCTTACCATAATGGTATTTATATTTTTACATCATTTAACGATTAGGCCTGGAAAAGCTTCTGACACTAGCTTTTTGGTAACTCCCTTATAGGCACCAGCTAGGTCCTTTTCCTTCATCTTAATAACAAGCTGCGCATCGTTAGGGTGGATTGCCTCAAGCAACTTGACGAACATCATCTCTACCTTTACGGGTTGGAGCGACTCGCCTGGGCCGCCTTTAACGAAATAGCGAAACCGTTTCGTTTGCTTATTAAGATTCGAGGGAACACTTTTTTCATCAGCAGGTGTGTATGGTGGCTCACCTTTAGGAAGAATGAATTCAACCTCGTCATCATATGCACCCTTCAAAACATCCCTAAGAGCAAGGGTATTGTACTCACGAAGTACTTCAACCTTGTCAACACGGGTAGGTGCTTCACCCGCTTTAGTTAGGATTTCATGGACTGTTAGTCCAGTCAACTTATTCACTGCCATTTTAGTAAAACTCCTCAACACATTCTATTAGCATTTTGCAACGTTTCTTAATAAGATAATTTAGGACATTCCTTTTGAGACCAATAGGATCCTCCTCAAACTTATTTATAATTGCTTCTTTTATATGACTAGGTGTGCAGGACAGATCGATTAGGTTCTTGTTGCGAACGTAATTACGATAAGTGTTCTCGTCCATAACGGACTGCAGATCCTCTGCATGTTCTAGCCAATGTTCAATCTTTTTCTTAGTCACTGGTGACTGTCGTATACCATCAACAAAAGTATTATCAGGACTGAGACAATTAGGGACTCCATCACCTGAGTCTCCTTTCAGTATATGTTCGAATAGATAATGTCTTGGGTTCTTATCAGTCACTGCTTTCTTTTGCATTGGACTGAACTGCTTAACGTTACTAAACTTTTGCAGCTGAATGAAATCCTTGTCGGATGAAACGATCATCATTGGTTCGTGTTTAC